CTACGGGAAACTGCTCAAGAAATCGCCAACACCTACGAACGTACCGCCAACCAGAAACTCAAGGCTACCCATATCCGGCGCGTACTCGCTGACCTGAGTAATGAAACGCTCAGGCTTCCATCCGTGCGGGAATGGATTGAAGAGAGGCTCGCCCTCATGTCCAAAACCAAAAAAGAAGCCACCTATCGGAACTACAGCGACGCAACGCGCCTCTTTTTTGAATGGATAGAAGAAAAAGACGTTCTTCCGCTGGATTCTGTTACTTCCATCATGATGGACGAATTTCAAAACTGGCTGAATAACCGTTTCCGGCCATCCACCCGCAAAAAACATTTTAGTGCCATCCGCCATTTTTTCAGCACCGCAAAAAAACTGAACCTGCTGGACACCGACCCCTGCGAAGCGGTGACGCATCTTTCATCCCTCTCCCGCACCGTTTCCGTTGAAGTTGCCCGCCGCCCGTTTACCGTGGAAGAGCTTCAACTTATCCTGACCAACAGCAATGAGGAATGGCGCAGTATGATACTCACCTCCCTATATACAGGCGGCCAGCGTCTGGGAGATATTGCCTGCCTCCAATGGGATGCCGTGGATTTTGAGAAAGGCATTCTCCACTTCCGCACCCAAAAACGCGGCAAATCCCTCGTCATCCCTTTGTGGAGCCGTTTACGCGCCTTGCTGGAAGAAAGATACCCCCACCGCACCAACGAATACATACACCCCTCCGCGGCTCAAAAATACCAGCGCACGGGAAAATCATCCACCCTGTCCAACGAATTCGGGAAAATCCTCTTCACCTGCGACCTCGTTGAACGGGATCCTTCTCTTGCCGGGAAACGGTATCAGAAACAATATGGAACATCTCAGGAAAAAACCCGGCACAAAAACGCCCTCTCCTTTCATAGTCTGCGCTACACAGCTACCACTCTTCTTCATGAAGCGGGAGTGCCGCCCCTGATTGTACAGAAAATAGTAGGCCACGATTCTGCGAAGATCCATGAAGGATATGCCGCTTTCTCTTTGCGGGAATCGGAAGAAGCCTTTAACAAATTGCCCTCATTCTAATCGTTGCTGATAGCGCCGGCCAGAATCAGGCCATGCCCCCGTGCAATGCTCAATTCCAAGGCCCGCTTGTATTGTCCGTCCGTTGGAGCCACAACATTCACCCAGCCGTTACCCTCACTTACAGCGAACGGTTGCATGCTCCCGGCTCCACAACCACACTTGGCACCAGTCAAATCAACCTCGTCCATCAGCACGCTCACTTTCGGGGTAACAGCTTTCATCCCGTTAAACTCCGGCAAATCCATTTGGGTCGTCCTCAATACGGCATTAAACGGCACACTCTTTTTTCCTTTTCCCACGCAATCATAATCGCGGGCTTCCCAATCCATCTTTTCAAGCGTCAATTCTCCATCCCTCTGCACCGCAAAGAACAATTCATCGACAGCCCTCCCTGTTGCCGTACAGGCCAAGCCAACAACATCCCCCCCAAAATCCCAGCAAAACCAAGAAGCAAGTTCCTGATCCGGATTATACAGCATCCCCATCAATTTACCTGCATACTCCCCGGATTCCGGAACAACCCACGCTACCGGTTCCGGCGCACGTTGCCATACCATCCCGTTAATTCCTCCGCTCAACACGCCGTAGGAAAATACGGTCATGTCTCGTGCGAAATAAAATTCGCTGTCCATCGAATAACTAATACGCCTCAGCCTCTTGCCGGAACGGTCTACAAACATAATTGCATCCGTAGTCATCAACACGTCACTTGTTGAAAAGCTTCCGCAATTACTGTGCTGTTCTGCTACGGCGGAGGAACTGCTCAGTACATCAGCTTTAATAGACCTGACGGCCACTTCCCCGCAGGTTGTTCCACACAGCAAAGCCGTCCCGGAACTCGCCGCCCACACAAGTTCGCTTTGCTGACTGCTCACAAGCGTTAATAACATGGCATCCGCCGTATTATCGCCGGTACGGAAATTGAAATAATCGTCCACGGCACTAAACCACAGCGTCAGAGGCTGTCCGGACGTACCGCCGAACACCAGCCGTCCGGCATGTAACACGCATGTTACAGGGAAACCGTTTTGTTTCCGGAATGCAAAAAAATCCCACTCCCAGCAATGACGCACGTCAAACATGTCAGGATCATTTAACAGGGTCACTTGTCCTGTCCCATCATCCTTTAAGGAAACAATCTCCGCATAATTGATTAAATCAAACCTCTTACGCTTAAAATACTTCTTGCCCATATTACTAACGGCAAGATTAACGTCATGCTCTAAAATAACGCACCTCATCAACAAAGGAACGCCATCATTATTGCCCGTTAAAATGACCTCCGTATTAGGCGTATAGCTATCAACATTGGTAATCATGTTCTCCCACCTCAGACCATCAGAAGAAGTCTGAACCGCCCACAAATTATAATCGGATTTATTGACAGACCCAAACTCAAATTCCCCGCTCACCACCGAACGGAAAAACTCTATCCCAGGTTCAAAATAAGACGGCCACGCATCCAGATCAGCACCGCTTGCTACCGTTGAATCAGCAGTCCATTCCTTCACGCAAGTCCAATACTTGCGAATGCCGGAAATATCGGAATACAACTTTTTACCTACGGCATAACTCGTTGTCTTAAGGTTTGCCGCCGACAATCCATTCATGTGTTGGCTCACATCGAAATACCTCTTCCGTTCGCTGATTTTATGCCGTATTGCCAGTACGTCGCCTACACAAAACATCTTACCGTCATACTCCGCGCGAATCACATCCCCATCTTCGGAAGGTGTTACAGTCATCCTGCGGAAAACCTCTATCACAGGCTGTTCCGTCCAGTTGAAATTACTGGAATATTCATAAAATTTAAACCGCAACAATGTATCTCGCTCTGCAGTTTCTTCTAATTCCGTTAGTTTCCCGTCAAATCGGGTACGTTCTTTCCAAGAAGATCCGTTATCAGTAGAAACCTCTATAATAACTGTACCTGTCCATTTACCCGGAAAATTCAAACGATAAGTCATGCCTCCCGCAACCGTCACGGAAGGGAAATAATTATAATAAGCTTCCGACTTGCCCGTAGTCAAACTGGCCTTTTCCCAATAATAAACCCCCTTCCCTGAATGATACTGTACAATGATAATATACTCATTATTCAGCTTATATCCATGTTGCTTCACATATTGCTGAAAGCCAAAGCTATAAGTCTTCCTGTCCACTTCTACCACTTCCTCCCCCGAATCTGACGTATTCTCTCCGGTCTCTCCCCGTTCGCAAAAATCCCAGGCATCCGCTACCCTGAAATTCACTCCGGAAAACGACAAAGGGAAAGACTGATTAAAACTCCCCTCCAATGGATAATGATCCCACGTAATTTCCGCCACATCATACACGCCGCCCCGGTTCGTCAGTTTCACGGGCAATCTGTTGGAATTGGTAATGATAACCAAATCGTTAATTTGCCGCATCCGGACAATACCTCCATTAGAATCATAAGCGCATCGGAATAATTTGACACCATCCTCAGAAAAAATAATCAACTCCGCGTCCAGCACCACGACTACAGCCAACATCCCGTTCGACCAGCGGAACGCCTGCATGGCAACAGGTCGTCCGGATAAATCCGCCAACCACCGGCTACCGAAACGCCTGCGGACGGCACCGGATTGCAACAACTCAAAATTCTTCATTTCCACGCATGCGCGGGAAACTCCATCCACATCAACCCTCCCTGCCAAATCACGGGACATCAGCCCGGAACCAAAACCAAACCTGCTAAACTTCATAAATCAATAAGTAGGGGGGAAAAAATCACCATCCACGCCAATCATGGCATCCAGCGGAGCCACAACCCGCCCATTACTCGCATACTGCCTCACATCAACCAATTTTGCCTCATCTAAAATAACATCGTATAACTTATGCAAAGACAGCTTCTTATCCATACTTCCTGACACAATCACGGCCAAACGTTCTGACGTTTTACACACAACACATTCTATAAAATATGCCGGCAGATCTGCCACACCGTTATTCTCCAAAGCATCCACGCAACTCCGAGAGATATACAACACTTCTAAAGAATTTCCTGCAAAACACCTTAATTCACGGCCAAGCAGTTCATAGCTCTTTTCTGAGCACCATAACAGTAAAAGAAAATCATCAGGAAGAGCAAACGCTCCATCATTCCCGGATAATGTCACTCTTTTTCGTGCAAAATACCACGAATGACCTTCCAGACATCTCAACAATACCCCCTTGATGATCTTTAATGACTGTTCATAATGAGGATGCTCGCAACCCGGCAATTCTGTCACCCCTAAGGCTTCATACGCTTCTTCGCGTATATCTAAAATACTGATATTCATTTGTTCAGGTATTGGTTAATAAGATGTTCCGACAAGTCATACTCCACGTAGGTGCTGTTGAGATGCCATTCCGCGTGTTGGGCTTTGTAGGCTGTACGCTGCTTCCTGCTGTGCAGCATGTGCATCTCCTGCTTACGTCCGGGAGTTTCAATGACAAGTAAGTAAAGGTATCTTCCGGCATGATTGCATTGATTATCTTTAGTCATCGTCTTTGTTATTTTTTTGTTCTATCCACTCCAAAAGAGCCGCTTTCTTTTGCTCATTGGTTAATTGATTCATTGTTATTCATTTACAGTAGTGAAAAACTTGAAAAACTCCACGGCGGCGGGTTCCGTGATCACAAAAGCCGGGTAGTCGCGGGCTGTGAAAATCCTGCGTCCCCCGTGGGGATTAACAGCCTCCACGGCCAGATACACCGCCTCCACGGCCACAATAGGGTTATCCTCATTGACATGATCCGGGTAATACCAACCTTGTGTTGCCCATACCTGGACGGCCTGCCAATCCTCCCCCAGCCCCACCAGGGCGGCAACGACGGCCTGCATCGCCGGGGCATGGTCCGCGGGTATCTCGTCCTGCGTAAAACGGTCTATGCGGGTGTACCCGTCCGCGTCCTGATAGACGGCTGTCAGGGTGAATTCATCCCACTGACCCGGACGGGGGAACTGAATCTGTATTTCTGAATTATTCATGATTCTAATGGTATGTTAATATCTTCAAAATCAGCCGTTTCCTCGGATTCAATGGCATTGACGGCCATTGCTTCCAATGCGTGATAGGTTGGATTGGTCAATCCATTGGCATAAAGGTGCCTGGTGCCTGTGCCCGCGTCGGCTGAAAGGGCATATGTTTTCTCATTGCGCGCGTCGATAATCAGGGTGCTTACGCCTGTTCCTGCCTCGAAAGCGATGAAGCCGCGGAGAGAAGCTATCTTGAACAGGGTATTGGTACTGCCGCCTCCCAGCTCCATATAAAGAGCCGCCTTTTCCTCCCGCACTGCTGTACTCGGCAGCCCGCTCTGCATGTAAATAAGCCTGTTCAGCCCGTTCGGCATCAGCTCATTATGGCCTACCGGAAGAAATACGGTTGTCGTTTTCACCTGCCAGTGTCCAACGGACGATACATAAAAAATTTCCCTTACTCTGATATCATACCCCTTGCGGACAGTATCGTAAGGCGTATTGATGGTGACATCGATGACTTCCCCATGGTTGACGGCCAGCTCGTTCCCCGGAATCATAGAATAAGAATCCATCGTCAACCCGGTTCTGTTGGTTTTTGAGCCGCGGCCTATGCCAAAAGTAAATTTAGCGAAGGCTGTCGCGTTGACCGCAAGGGAAAATCCGCACACGGAACTGTAATTAAATTGACCGTTAGGCCCTATCAGGGGAATAACCGCTGACCCGTACGCATTGGCCCCGGCAGAAGCTGCGCCCACCGAAAAACGCTGCGTCAACCCGGCAAGAGTACCTTTGGAAGATTTAGAAATGGAACCCGCGACTGTGATCGAACTGGAATTAAGGTATATAGGCTGAACCAACGCTGATACAGCACCGGCCAATCCTAACGTATAAAAGCGATTAACCGCGCCCGTATCGGTCGGCGCGCCCGCGGCAAGCGGGATGTTGACGCCGCCGTTGGCATTAATAGCTCCCGCCGCCGTCAGACCTCCGGCCAGCGTCATGTTGCCGGAGGCGTCCACCTGCGGTATGGCCTCAAGAGCCTGTTGGGCCGCCGTCGCGGAGTTAGCCGCGCTGGTGGCCGCTGTCGTGGCATTAGTTGCCGCCGTATTGATACGCCTCTCCACCTGGTCAATGTTATCTTTGGCGGTTTCCACATCTTGAACAAGCGGCGTAATCGTCCCCACCGCGGCCCTCCGGGTAGATTCCACAGATGCCACGGCAGACTTTTCAGCTTCCGTAATGGCCGCGGTAGCCGTCTCTTTAGCTTTCTTCACCGCCTGAACCGCTTCTTCCCGGCCTGATTCCACAGATGCCACAGCGGACTTTCCAGCCTCCGTAATGGCCGTGGTAGCCGTCTCTCCGGCTTTCTTCACCGCCTGAACCGCTTCTTCCCGGCCTGATTCCACAGATGCCACAGCGGACTTTCCAGCTTCCGTAATAGCCGTGGTAGCTGTATCTACAACATACCCAAAACCATCTACTTTCTGTACAATAAATTCTTTCAGTTCCCGAACAGAAGAAACATGGTCTCTTGCCTCTTCGGCAAACGCCCCGGCTTTTCGGCTTAATAAATCTACTAGCCCAACTTCTGACAAATCAACAAGAATAATTCCATCCGTAGTATCTGGCAAAACCAACGTAGCCGCATGATTAACAGAATAGCTTTCTTGATCCAACGGCGGTATTACACGTCCGGAAACCACAAAAGCCCCCCGAACCAACGCTTTTTCCACCTGACCCGTCACTAAGAACAAATCGAAACTATGCCGCCCGGCTGGAAGGCCAGACCATCCAAACAATACCTTCCCACCTTCTACAGAACACATCAATTCCCGCAGGGGAGCCGTATTCACGGCCCCCCTGAAAGTCACGCCTTCCAAATCTACCACACTCCCCGCAGAATCTGTAAGCGTCAGCTCAAACACCTGAGCCAGACCGCTCACCGTCTTAATATCCATCACGGCGGGTTCCAGCCCAGCCCACGTATTCAGCTCAACCATATCTTACACTTGTTGGAAATACCCATCTATGGCGCGGGCAATCGCTACGCAAAGCGCGTCAATCCGCTCTTCTAATCTGTCGCAATCCGTCACGTGTGAGGACGCAAACGCAGGTTCCAGCATCAACGCCGGCATCCGAGTGTCCTTAAAATAATAATACCCCCTGTCACTCTTACACTTAACCGGCTTCAAACCGCGATCCGGCAACTTCAGTACATCACACATTGCCGCCTGTATCAGTTCAGCCGCTTTCTTCCCGTTCTTGGAGGCGTACCAATACAAAGTTTCTGTGCCTCCAATTCCTGTATCTGCACCATTGAAGTGAAACTCCACGGCCAAATCCGCGCCAACGTCATTACACCTTCGCGCCGCGTAAATCGGTGTCGTTCCCCCAGCCTCAGACCGGTTACACACCACAGCCTCATAACCCAGCCGCTCCAACTCATCCTTCACCTTGCCAATATGCGCCGTCCAGAAAGAAAACTCTGAATGCTTCCGAGAAGTCATTACAGACCCGCCATCCTGCGGGCTATGCCCGATGCTCAAAGCAACAACCTTCATTTCCCGCATCCTTTCCCTTTATTTTTCTTATTTTTTGCCATAACTATCTCTCTTTAAGACATTATTTATTTCTCAAACTTCCTCTCGATATCTTCTACCCTTAAAGCCAACAACTGAATGGCTTTAGCCGTTTCTACCTGAGCCTGCGTCTGCATGGTCATTAAATCACAAAGCCGGTCATTGTGGTGGCTGACCACCTCCCCGATGTACCAGCACGCCCCGCCGCAAATAGCCAAAGACATCATGACACAGGCAATCACCGGAGACGCCTTAGCGATTTCCAAAAAACGTGCCGGCACTTCGGAAAGTTTACACATAACCTTTTACTTCTTTAGCGATTGAACAACAGGAGCTATTTCATCCTGAGACTTCACTACGGACACCACCACAGCCCCCGTCTTCCCGTCACGGGACACCACCAGCATCCCCTGTTCGGAAGACAGGCTCATACCGGCAGAAGTAGAGCAACCGCCCAACAGCGCAGATGCCGCATAAACCAGACAGGCAAGAACCAGCCACAACAGCCGTTCCCACCATTTCAATCCTTTGCCTTCCGTCTTCTGATAGGCATCTTTCACGCCCTGCTTTCCGGCCTCAATAGCCGCTTTCTTCTCTTCATCAGTAAACTTTTTCATGATTTTCAACTTCTTTTTTCTGATTCTCTTATTCACTATTAACCATTTATATTACCCGTCCTGAGGGAAAAAATCCTCAGGACGGTTTCATTACGCTTCATCCGGCTCTTCGTAGCATTCCACAGCTACTACCCCCTTATCTTCAAATCGCACGCCGCCCAAACCGATAGTGGTAAAAATCTGCGTACAATTCTTCTTATCCGAACGTTTGGAAATCTCTGTTCGGGAATCTTCCCAGAACCCGAAATCAATGGCTTCCCTCACATACGCCACACAAGTACGTTTTTTCGTTGCCTCATCGTAAGGCAACTGTTCTGTCTGTACCCATTCAAACCCCATGAAAGGAGTTTTCAAATCACCCTCTATCAGGGACTTCACAGCAACATACTGAGCATTTGTTGCTTTCTCGTCGCCAAGCAATTCCATCAACTGATTGACAGAAACAAGAAAAATAGCCTTATCTCCGCGTTTCAATGCTTCTCCTTTAACCAGTTTTGCGCGGGCCAAACGGATCTTGTCAAACGTCAAACCGGTATCTACCGGTTCTGCCGGAGCCTTCCCATAAACGGCATTCATGGCAATCCGCTGAGAAGCAGGTAAAGCCACCTTTACCGGCCCGGACTCTCCCGCTTGTAAAGCATCCGACAGGCACGCATCAACAATACGTGCATCAATCGTGCGTTCACAAGCGGCTAACTGAGCCTCCTGAGTTTGTGTAATAATCTGATCCCCATACTGGGTTTGCAAATCCAGCTGACGATCATGTATATAACCGTCCTCCCACCACTCTGGAACCATATACCGTTTGGAAAACGTATTATCATTATCCGGCGTATCCGCTTTCCCTCCGGTGGATTTGGACAAAGCCCGTTTACCTATTCTTGGTATCTCAAACATCTTGTCCCTGATGCCTGTATGCACAGTCACCAATCCTCTCAGTTTCGATGCCGTCTGTTGCAGGTCTGCCCGCAGCCTACGGCTGTACTGAATCGTCTTTATGTCTTCTGATGTCAATTCATTTGCCATGCCTGAAACATGACGGAAGGCAAAATAAAAAACTATCCTGCTAATGATACACCTACCGCAAAATGTCCCAACCTATCCATTACTGATTTTTACTCGCCAAACCACTTCTCCGCCATCCCGGCAAGATGTTTCAAATAATTAGCCATAACTGCCATGCCCAGACTGACGGAAGTAATAGCCCCGCCACGCGGATTCCGCCATGCCCCCAGCATGGCCGTAATACTGCCTAAAGTAGCAACTCCCCGGGATTTCATCCTTACTGACTGCCAGTTATCCACCTGTTCCAAATCCTGAAATAATCCCGTCAAATCTTTAATCATAAACTCCAGCTCAGAACCGGCAATGCCCGTCCTAGTCTGAACCTTTAAATCAAAAATATCTGCCGCTTGTTCAATCAGCCAATCCGCGCCACGCCCTAAAAACGGCACTCCATTCAACGGCCCCAGTACAATCCCCGGCAGATAATTCAACGGATTCTTCTTCTCGTCATCATCGCCCCCCGGTCTCATGACATTATTAATCAAATACCCAAGAACCTGCATAGCCACCCCCTGAACCAGCCAGCTCCGCATCGCCAGTTTCTTTTTGCCTCTTTTCCATAAACTGAACACAGTCGCCCCCCGTTGAAGCGTTTCCGACATCAAAAACCATTCTTCAGAAAAAATCCCCTTCGTCTTTTCAAGCATTTTTGGCATTTGCGTCCAATTCGTCGGCTGAGCCGTAGAAAGCCCTTCTTCTATCACATCCCGAGCATACTCCATCGCCTCCGGCTTGCTCATGCCCTGTTCCACGCCCTGACGGAAATAATGGTCAAATGCCGCGGCAAAACTCACCGCATTGCATCCGGCATCCAGCCAGCCTAACGCATTCATACTTTTCTCGCTCAACTGTTCCAACAGTCCCAGCCTGCCCCCAAGCTGCTTTTTATATCCCAAAAGGACGGAATACATAAATCCATCCTTCCTTGCCTGAAACAAATCGGAAGAAAACAACTCCCGAACGCTCAACACAGACTTCCCGCTAATCACCCGGGACATTCCGTGAATCCACTCCGCCGTGCTCAAATCGCATCCATGCAGGGCATTAAATACTGCCGTCGTTTGTCTCAACAAAGACGTCACCTGACCAGCCAAAACGCTCACCGCACGGGCATTCATAATGCGATTTTTCACAACTTCCGCCGCATCCAGTTCGGCTACAGCATCCCTACCCCCATGTTCCAGCCGGTTAATTAACGTTTGAAAACCCCGGTAATCCAATGCCCCTATATTCACCTTCAATTTCTGAGCTACAGATGGATCACTCAAAATCCCCTGATACCGTTCTACCATCTCCTGAGTGCATACCCAATTAACAGCATTCGCATGATGCTTCCAAAACAGAGCAAGCGCGCCCTGCGTCGTGTTCAGATATCGTTGGTGACTCTCATCCCGGACAGAAAGAAAACCGTCAGACCTGCCTACGGCTATCGTGCCGTCGTCGCCAAGAATGGAAGCCAGTTCACTATCATCCCTCGTCTCATCCACCATCCAGCGGAGCGGGGAATAATTCCGGCGTTTGCTGAAAGGCACTCCGTAGCGGTCTTCGTAAAGCGGCCTGATCATATCTCCCACCTGAGCATATTCTTCAAACAAAATACTCTTCAAAGCCATCCCCTCCGGGCCTATAAACTCTTCCAGCTTCATTTTATGCTCATCCGTCCACCCCCTGCGCCTCATCGGCGTCATCCTGTCTGGAATCCGGGAATCAAACACGTTCGGCTGATCCATGCACATCAGCACAAAAAGGGCCTGATCCCGGCTCAGCTTCGGCATGGGCTGCGGATCCATATCGTACCATTCTTCCACCTCAAACCACTTCCGCGCCCGATTCTCGCCGCGTCCCCATGCCTCATACTCTTCCCTCAGCAAATCAATCGCCTTCTGAGAATACATATCCACACCCCACCAAGGATTCTTTTCTCGCCTTTCCAAAAGCTTCGCCGCCTGGTCAATCGTCAGTTTCGTCTTCTTCACTCCCTTTTCCCGCAACGTCAGCCCCAAATCCACCTTGGTATCCCATTCTGCCAACCACTGGTTCAACATTCTTTCAGACGTAGCCCCGCTGAGCTTCTTCATCACATCATGCATCTTCTCCACTTGCTGGGCACGCAATGCCTGCGTCCGATTGGTCACATTGAGAAACTCTACCTTAAACTTGCGGAAAAACTCACCTCCCGGACCGTCGCCCAACTGTTGCAATTTGTTGACCGTATTATCCAGCCAACTACTCAGCACCCCTCTCTTAATACGTCCTGTTTCGCTATCCGTCCCCAAATCTGTCATTTCTGCCTCTGCCAGATGCATGTTCTTCTGATTCACATCCTTCGGCAACTCATCCATCAACGCTTTACCTACCTTCTTCCATCCCTCCAATTTTTCATGCAGGTGCGCTTGCCAAACCTCCGCGTTGCGGCTGATAAACGCGCTCACCGCCTCATGAATACCCAGCATTCTGTTTACGTCACTGCTGCGGGCGGCAGAATAATTCATCCACCAATTAAACTCTCCTTCTAACCTCATACGTTCCTTCATCAACGCATCCATCCCGGAAACCACTTTTCCATCCTTAAATTCATTTAACTGCATTTCCAGCATTCTCAAGCGCTCACTCAACTCCGCCGCCTTTTTCTCAGCAGCGGCATGTGTCGCATAAACCGCAGGCTTAATCACACTCCGTAAAAACTCCGTAGGAGCGGCACCCAGACGGCTCACCTTGAACTTCCGCGTCTTCTCGTCAATCACCGCTTCATGTTCGGAAATCATCTTCCTTGTTTCCGCAAAAAGACCATCCCTTACATACAGTTCAATCACCTCAGCCGCACGCCGATAAGTTTTCAACACCAATTCATCTACTCTCTTCCCGATGAAAAACGGCATCTCCTCAGGCATAATCCCCATATCAACGGCCAATCTTTCTACATCATGCCTAGCTAACGTATAGCCGGGATGAAACGCTCCGCCTTCCAGCAGCTTCATCCATCGTTCCAGTTTTTGTTCCTGCCCCGCAAGTTTACCGCGCACGCTCTCCGGCAATGTCTCCACAGCAACCTTCATAATGCTCCGGGCTTCCGCGATGCGCGCCCTTAAAAACTCATCGCTCCCTTTAGGCTTCAACATCAACGCCCTCATTGCCAGCTCTTCCCTTTCCAGTCTCTCCGTTACATGCCGCCAATACTCACGCACGGCATCACTCCGGGTCTTCTCCATTTGGCGTTTCATATCTCCAAGAAGATCTTCCCTCACGGAAAACGTCGCCGACCCATCCACATAATCCGCCCACGCTCCCCCGGTGGACTCGTCAGCGTAAGCCGTAATCTTGATGTCGTTCCCGTCAAAAATCACGTAATTATATGTCTGCTCATCTTCTGCCTTATTGCGGGAAAAACCGTCCGCGTACCTGATGCCCTTAATATCGCTGGACAGCAAAGACACGCTGGCGGCCTTCTGCGCCTCCTGTTTCGTGCCATCTTCTCCATCCCAAAAAGCATCAAACAACTCCTGATAAACATCTTTGCCGCTCACGTTTTCGCCGCGGTAATCCGCCCGTCTTTCGGCGTGTTCCAAAGCATACCGCACCTCTTCCACCGGGGAATCCTTCAACAAGGCAAGAACCGTCTCGTCCACGTAATCCCAGCCCAGCAGCTCGGAATCCTCTACATTCAGTTCCACGCGGTAGTTGGATGGCATGCCTGGCCTGACCTCTATCTCGTCCAGAAGATCAATCAGGGAACGGTAAACGCCGTGCAGCTGGACCATCTTCTCCAGCGTCTGGTGGTACGTCCTCCCGTATTCCATGGAATGTTGAATGTCCTCGCGCAACTCTTTCTTAATCGCTTCTATCTTTCCCTCATCCCCTCTGGCGTCAGACAAATCGCCGAGAACAGTCCAGATCATATCACTCGCATCTTCCTTCACCTCCGGCAGGGCATCCTTTGGCAACAACCTGTCAGCCAAGGCTTGATGCATCACCTCCATATCGGAAGTCTCCACCTCCCGGAACTTCCATGTCGCCTTATCCTGCGCGAACTGGTTCATATAACTCCGGTTCACCTCCGGATTCTGGGCAAAATACAGCCCCCAGCCATACGCCTGCGCTCCCTCGCCCTTGCCCATAAAATCCGTAGAAAACTTCCGGAAAGAATGCGGGGAAGCATGCAGGGCAGTAATGGAAAACGTCACCCCCGGTTCCGTAATCACCGCGTTGCCCGCCTCAAAATGGCCGTCCCGAAACAGACCCTGTTCCTGTGCTTCCGCAACAGAATTGACATTTCCCCCTTCATTTGCCATACTACCCTTGCGGCGTCGGGGAGTATAAACCCCTTCTACGCCGGGTTCGGTTCCGGCGGGCGCCGTCCTCTTAACCCAGGCTGTCTTAAACGTCAGCCTGGGCTTTTTGCTGCGTCGGCCTGTCGTCTCAATCACCTGCTCCACCGTATGAATCTCCCCATGCGGATACTCCTTTACATAAATAACGGATGACAGATTCTTACCCTTAGGTTTAAACTCTACCCGGTCATAATGATCCAACACGTCCAGAGCCAGCTTGATATCCTCCTTGGTTAAATTCAGCTGACTCCTCTTCGCCTCGGAATCATGGCCATGACTCTTCAGCGCATGCGCGATACTTTTAGCCGGGAACTCATGCACCATCCCCGTCACATCAATCCCAAGACCGGCCTTAATATCGGCAATCTCTCGCACGGATGCGCCACGATACTCCACAACACCCAGACTGGTCTTATCCGGAACATCGCTGGAAACCACCATATCCACAAAATCCATCACCTTCCGTTTCCCGGCATCCTTCCCCATTTCATCCAGCTTATCCGTTATGGAAAAGGAAACAGTCTTTCCGGCCTCTTCCGGCAATTTATATATATTTTTATACCGCCTGTTCCATGCTCTGGCGGCCTTGAGAACATCCTTCATTTCCTGCAGGGAGGCGCCTTTCATTTTTTCAAAAAACTCCCTTCCCTGAGCCTCAAATTCCCGCTTCATCTTCTCCCCGACAAAATTCAGGAACTTGCTGTCTGACTGCAACTTGTCCGTATCCGGATGTTCCAGCTGATACAAATAATTCTCCAACCCATACTGTTCCGCATAGGCTACGTGCAAGTCATAAAACCCAAGCATCCGCTCCGGTTTTCCCTTAATCTCATTGAGCCGCTTCTGAAACTCTCTTTTACCGGCATCATACCGCGTCTGAATAAAATCCGCCCCCACGGCATCATAAACGAAAGCAGCGAAATCGCCCTTCACGGCTCCTGAATCCACCGCCTTCCGGAATGCCCCGGCCAGCCCTGCCATATCCGCCACCTTTCTCAATAACGCCATGGCAATCTCCAAAAAACGCTGCACGCTCTCCGGCAATTTCCGCTTCCTGAACTCGCCCACATGCACCGCCTGCATCAATTTGCTCATCCCCTCCACAACGGCCAGTTCCTGCTTCTTCACGCCGCTCTTGCCATCCAGCAAATCAACATCAGCCAACATCCAATGCCTGACGCCCTGAGCCTTAAAAGCCTCCTGAGTCTCTTTTAAATTCCCGGCAAACCACCCCAATTCACGCCCGGCCTTTATTTCCCCCTTCACATACAATTCCGCCATTTCCTCCACCAGATCCAGAAACGTAGCCTCACCCTCATAATACCGGATCACCTTCTTGCCGCATTCCAGTTCATAATTAAAAGCGGGAGTATGCACTCCGTAATCCCCGGAACGGGCGTCAATTTCCCTCTGGGTGATTTTTCCGGTTTCCTGCGGGTTCCGGCTCAATTCATTGCGTTTCATCGCCACCTCCACGCGGTTCCTGAAAGACCCCGGCAACACGGACAACACAACATCCTCTTCCTGAGCATCCGCTTCCTCCCTGCTCCACATATCTTTGGAATGCCGCCGTTCATTCACTCGGTTCAGAGCCTCATCCGCCATTCGTTCCAGATAGCGTCTCGTCATCAACTCTCCGGATTTTTCAAACTGCACATCACACCGTTTTGCGAAATAATCCACGGCCTCATTGCCCAATACCGCATTCTTCAAGGTAAAATCCTGATTGGAATACCACTCCCGGGCCTTTGCCGTCAGATAATATCCTGCCTCATCCATGTTAAATTCCACATAATCAGTCCTCCTTCTTCGTTCCTGCCCTTCATTTTCACCTCCTGATTCCTCTTTGATTTCCTTGCCCGGTTCAGCCCCGACGGAATCCCTGGCTGAAACTTCCTCCTTCTGCCCCTTAAAATCCATGGACTCCGCGCCATAAACGCGCACCTTTCCATCCACAATCTCAAATCTGGGAATAGCTCCCATCTCCATCAACATGTTCGCTTCATTGCTGTCCGGAACAATCATCAGAGCAATATCATTCTCCACATTGGCCTTTCCTTCCCGGACCATCTTCATCATTTCAGAACGCTCCAACCCCAAATCAAACAACTTCAACCTTTCCCCGTCATTCTTTGCATTCAGAATCGCCTTAATATCCGCTTCGGCAAAACCGCCTCCTTCCATCGCTTCCCGGCTATCCGCCCATTCCAGTTTCATCCTGTTAAACTCCGCAATAGCCGCCTGGGAAGCCCGGAACGGGCTATTCTGAGCATACCGGCCATACCCAAGCAGTACGGACATCGGCAGTCCCACCAGAAAATTCCTCCACGTCATCGCCTCTTTGGCTTCCGCCAAAGCTTCATTAAAACTCTTCCCGTCCCCCCCGGTAAACATATTGGACGCCAAATACCGCGCATATGGCTCCATCACCGTTTGGCTATGCAGAACAACGCCCTCCATCCCCACGAACAAGGGGCCGCGCCCCCACCAGCGGTCTGTTTCCAGAGCACGCGCCAGAAGCCCCCTGTAGCCCGCCTTCTTCCCGGCCCAGTTCATCAGTTTGTCATAAGCCTTCCCTACCAGCTTCCCGCCTTTTCCAAGCCCCCAGATATTGGCCGCCCACATCCCCACACCTTCGCCCATGGCCGCCAACGCAGCCTTCGCTGGTTCCGCGCCCTTTGCCAAATACTCCGTTTCTTCCTGCTCCATCGTCTGCAAAACTGGCAAAACACCAAAACTCGCCATAAAAGGTACAGCCCCGCCAACAACCGAACCCGCATCTTCAATAAACCTGCCTAAAACAGTCTTACCCCTTGATTGAAACTGCCCCATACGTACCCGTTGTAAATCCTGCGCCACCTGATTCACCCGCTGAACCCACTGCGGATCATTAACTTCCGGTCCATTCAACACATTCGGATTCTCTTGAGCCTTCCGCCATAACATGTAATCTCCCGGCGTCATGGCACCCCCTGCCTTCAATCTCTTGCGCCGCTCCGCATCAGCCATCATCTTCTTATGCGACGCGGCCCTCATCGTGCCTAAGACAGCCTCGCCAGCCATTCCGGCCACATTGGAAGCAGCATTAAAAATATTCTTATGCAACTCAGGCTTCAACATGAGCTGCATCCCCTTCTTGGCCAGTCCCCCCCACGGCAGAGATTCAAAATAGCGATTCATCAGCCCGTGCTCATCCGAATCCTTCATCACCAGCCCCTGAACAGCCTCCAAAGCCATCTGATACGCTACAGGATCCTCCCTGTTCAACTCGACCAGCTTCGATACCAGCCAGCTGCCATCTCCCTCTTTACTAAATCCCATTACCCGGACCCCCGTCACACCAGTCCTTACCCCCTGAGCATGCGGACTCTTGCCGTCTTCCCCATATGCGAACTCCCTGATTAAAGCCGCCGCCTTCTTCTGGCTCTCCGCCATCCGGGCCGCGCCTGCCAGAAACTCCGGACTCCGTCCCTGATGGTCATGGGGATCTAAAGAAAACTCCTTCCCGCTTCCCGTCGCCGCCACGATCTCTCCCCATACATCTTCCATATCCTTCTTCACCTGTTCCCTTCTGGCGCGTCCCACTCCCGCCTGACGACGCAATTCCGCCGCCATGACAGAAGCCTCATCCGTATCCAGCCCCAGCTTTTGAGCCAGATATGCCCGGCCCAGTGAAGTGCTTGCCCCTACAAACGCCCGGTCATAACCGTCCACCAAAACCTCATCCTTTTCTTCCTGACTCAGCCCCCTGTAAAATTTTACCGTCCCGGCTCCCAGCACTTGATCCACCTCCTGCTCCTGTCCGGCATCCAAATCCGCGCCATCCCCAATCTCCGCCAGCAACTGCCACGCACGCGCTTTTCTCACATCTCCCGCCGCGGCGACGGAGCCTTCATCTATTCCGCGATTCTTCTCATAACGCCTCAAAGCGGCCCGTTCAACGTAATAATGCGGACTGTCCACGCCGGCCATCCGCCAGTCATTCAACACCCGCCAATACTGCCGGTCATTCATAATCCCGCTCCCCGGCACGCGGTGAACACCCCCATCCCTCTCTTCCAGCTGCCTCTGCATCTCATTCGCCTGTTCGTCGGACAGGAAATTCAACTGCGCTTCCGGCCCCACTTGCGGCCTGTTCACAATCGGAGGTCTCAAATCCACATGCCCGGATTCATCCGGAACATTCAACTGCGCATTTCTTCCCGCCTGCGGCCTCAAATCCCCCCTCGTTTGCCACTTCATATTCCTCTTCGGCAAAGGGTTCCTTCCTTCATAAACCCCATCCGAGCCAATCATAGACTGAGTATCCGGAGATTCATACGACCATGCTTTTATTTCCTCTTCCTCCTCAGCCTTTCTTCTGTCCTCCTGTTCACGTGGAAGGGAATTCTCCCCTTCCACGGCATCCTGAGTCCAAAAATCCTTTCTTTTGGCTTCCTCATTCTGTTTCCAAACCGTCTTCTTGAAGCTTTCAACCACTCCTGAATCAAACAAATTACGCATCGTCAAATTTCTTTCTCAATAGTTAGTATTCATAAAATTATTTGGAGAACAGTTTCCCTCTCCCCTCATGTTTCGCTCTTTCCGCATCCGGAAAATCAAACCGGACTGCCGCCTTGAACCTGCACCCGGGAACCAGCCGCAACGCAATAGCGGCCCTCCGGGAAAAACCAAACGCGCGGCCCGGCACCACGGCAACCTTCTGCGGACGATAAATCCGGCCATCCGCAAGCTCAAAACTCACATCCGGCACATACTGTTCCCTCAACTGCGGATAGCGTGACAGATGATCTTCTCCGACAATAAAACACTCATCATTCCATACCTCTTTCACATGAGCATCCCGCACATCCGCTACGGGAATATTCATTGCCTTCGTCCTCACGCTCAGCCTTTCATCCGGTTTTGGCAAGGCAAGAGCCTTCTTCCTCAAATCAGCCAATGCATTTTGAGCATTTTCCATACGTTTTTCATCCGTCAGCATGGACGCATCCTGAGCAAATGGAGCTGGAAAAGCTACCCCCCTCTCTCCCTGCCCCTGTTCCATATTCCTCTTATGCTCCATGCGCATCAAATCCAGCGTGGAGGCATCGCGTCCGGTCAAATGCCTCATTTTATTCTGCATCGCCTGTAAAAACTTCACCGTATTCCTCTCTTTGGGATGCAACGCCTGCCACTCGACCGCCCACCGCCGCATCTCCATCGCATTCCGTTTATTCTGAATTTCCGCTTCCTTATGGCACTGTTCCACATCCAGCTTCAAATAGCTCTCCCGGCGGGCCAACTTCTCCTTTTCCTCAGCTTTCACCTTCCGCCCGGTCTTTCCGGCCCATTCCCCAGTTCCGGATGCCTTATCAATCTCAAACTCCTGCAATTTTTTACGATGCCACTTCTGGGCATTAAAAGTCTCCGCGCTTACAAATTCTCCCATGCCTTCCATCGCCTTAATCACTTCATCAGCATCGAAAACAATGCGCTCTCCATCCAAAGCAGTCATCGCCGCAATCCTGTTCTCCAGCGTAGATTCCATAGCCTCCTGAAAATCATTACTTACTCCATGTTCCTTCCACCTCCGCTTCAACTCTCCCAGATACATCATATACGACGGAGACCCCACGCCGCCATCCTTCACCAGTCCGCTCACATCCGCCGCCAACACCTCATTCATGCTGGTTACTCCAATCTCTTCCGTTGTCGGCAACTGTCCCTCAGCCGCCCTGATCCTCATTAAATCCACCACCGGATCAGCTACGCCGCTACGGAACTCCGGCTTCTTTTTCTTGGTTCCGCCGAAAGAGGAAAAAACATTGGCAACACTCCCGGCCTGCTCATGAACTCCTTCTCTTTCAACCATTCCCCCGCCCTCTCCAGCATCCTCAAACGGTTCATCCAGCAAAACACGGTCATAAAGCTTCCGGCCCCCTTCTCCCAGCGGCATGCCGGTAACATCATACAAGCTGACAGTCGTAGGAACCCCGGACTGCCCCTGCAACAATCGGCCATAAGAGGCAATAGCTGTATTGGACAAAACGCCCTGATATTTCCCGTCAATCAAATCCGCCGCCAACTGGTCGGGATTCTCGTCAAAATCCTTGGCCGCCTTTAACGCGCCAATCTGTTTCTTTGCGGAAGCCAGCATCCTTGATGCCTTCATGCCGTCCACATACACGCCCACTCCGGAATTCAGCACGGATTGAACGCGTTCCATATCTCCGCTTTCCACGGCGGCGGCCCAATCCGCGGAAAAAGCCGCCCTGGCCCTCTTCGCGCTCACTCTCCGCTGTCTATCCTGCAATGCCTCTCCACCGCGCTGAAACAAATCCTCAATGGCGGCGCGGTAACGTACAACCGCATCCGGAGTCATAAACTCCGGTTCTTTCACCAATTCGCGCTTCTTGGCAAGCGTTTCTTCCCAATCCGCTCCATTGTCAATATCCTGTTCAGCGGAAGCAATCAATCCGCGGGCGTTAGTAAGTCCCATTCGGAAACTCTCATCATCCCGCAAAACATTCTCTTTGTGCATCAAATCCTGCCCCAAATCATCCACCGCTCGCCCAATTTTAGCCGCCTGTCCAAATACTTCTGCTGTAGAAAGCGCCGGAGCCGCGGCCGCATTCCCATTCACATGCCCAGCCCGGAATCCGTTATCTCCCATCAGACCAACTTTCATAACTCTCTTCTGATTAACTATTCGTCGTTACCTGCTCAACACCTGCCCGGCCTTCATGGCCGGGACTGCCGCCATGCCGAAACCGGTTAAAGAAAGAGCCGTTCCGGCTACTGCCCCTAAAATCGTCCCCAAAGCCCCGCGCTTGGAGGCCCGCGCGGCCTGTCTCGCCTGCCACTCTGCCAAATCAGCCTGATACAGCGCACTCCTGCGCTGGTTCTCCCGCTGAGTAGCCGCCTGAGCAATGCCATGCTCATACTGCTTCATCAGCGTTAATTCATTCATATTGCCGGTTCCGGTGGACATGAAACCGGATGCCGCCTGAGCCGCCCGCGCCGTGCTCGCGTCAGCATTCTGGTTCATCCTTTGCAAATATTCATCCGCCAGCGCGGAATCATACGATCCTTGAGCCGCCCGCCGCATATTATCCGCCGTTGCCAGTCCTGCCGCTTTCTGAGCTTTCCCGGCCTGATACTGGTTCAGGGCGGACAAGGCCCCACCGGCCAAACTCACGCCATTGCCAAACAAGGAAAACTCCTTCGCATGATCGCGCATGAACCCCTGAAACCCTGTCGCGCCCGTCGCCATACCAATAAAAACTATTAACTGTTAAATGAAATTACCCCTGCATCGTCATCCGGGTCAGCTCATTCACGCGCGTCTGCGCCCTCTTCCAATCCGGATGCGTGCTGTCCATATAAGCCTTGCTCAACTCATGCGTGCCGTTGTAAATGGATTCAAGCTCCTGTTCCGCAGTAGCAATGGAAGCCATTTGGTTTACATGGGCAAACCCGGCTTCTTTCATCCGTTGGGAAAGGCCGTAAAAAAACTTCACCACCTCTGGATTATTCCGGATTTCCGGGAGGTCGAACACATGGGCATCTACCCCGAACTCTACGGCAAGATTGTTGAGCGTGTTATTGCAGGCCTCCATCACAGCCTTAAACTTACTCCCATAAGTCTGCTGTAACTGCTTTAACTGCTCATCACAGGCATCTATCCGCGCCTGTTCAATCTGCGCTTCCGTTTCGTTGATGAACGTTCGCACATCCCCCATTACGGAAGACAGGGCATCCTGAGGAATCCCCGCCTTATGAGCCGCCACGCGGGCGCGTTCAAAAAGCTTGTAATCCAGACTCTCAGGCTCCACCCCCTCAAACAGTCCGGTAGCGTAATCCGCCAAATCCGGAAAAGCACCGGCATTGCCGCCGGCAGGAGGCGTTACATCGCCGGTTTCCTGAACCGGAGGGGAGGCAATGCCGCCGGAGGGAGCCGAAGGCGTAGGCGCACCGGTTCCCTGTGTTGAAGGCGCATTGGAATGACCGTCATTTCCCAAAACCGGCTGTACAGTCACAGCCCCATCATTATTGTTTTCTTGTGTTTCGCTCATAGAAAAAATTGATTGTTAATCGTTAAAATATGATACTTCTTCCGTATTGCCCGGTTCGTGGACTTTCTTCCAGCTCACGACCATGCTGTTCCAGACCAGCCGGAATGCGTCTTGTCTCATCGCGTCCAGCGGATTCCATTCACCGTTAAAAACGCGGAAAGCCGCCTGATGAATGCCGAATTCCCCACGGAACCACTCTTCCAAAGCCTTCATGGAAGCCCTGTCCAGCTTGCCGAAAGCATCACTCAACAGCTTCTTCTGCTTTTCTAATTCCTCTTCTTCGTCGAACTCAAAAGGATCGTTCATTGTCAAAACTGTTAATTGTTATCCCTCTCCGGCAGGAGGTTGCGCCATCATCCTCTCTTGCATTTCCTGCAAAGCCTCCTTCTTTTCATTGTCGTTCCTGATAAAACTTTCCGGCACGCCCATGCCGCGCACAACTTCCTGAGCCGCAAAATCAAAATCAAACCGGGCAATCACGCCGGGGTCAAACTTGGCCATATTGGCAATAATATCCTGAGACCCGACAAGCCCGGAAAGCTGAACCTGCTTCATTAGTTGGGCGAACTTGGAATTGTAAACGACATCAGGCAAAGCCTTGGGATTAAATTCCTGTCCTCCCTTCCCGTTAGGCCTCATCAACTCAGAAGGTATATTCGGATCAAACAGCCGGGCATCCAGCATTAGACGGAAAATCCTCAGCATCATAGGCCGAAAATCATTCAGGTGCTGGCAGAACGTAGGGCTGAACGCCAACAGCCTTTCTTCCAGCCGGGCGTTCACCTCCGTTGCAGTCATTTGGCCTGTTTGCGCGCCGAACAAATCAAGCATATCCAGATAAAAAGCAGACCGCACTTCCTGACGATCCATTTCCATTTCATTCATCACTTCCCGATAATCGCCCACCGTACCCCACTCAGCCGGTAAACCAGCATCCCCTTGACCGACGACAGTCTGGCCGCCCGGCCTCAAACTCACGCGGCCCACAAGATCTTTCGATACTTTAAGGCGGGGAAAAGCCTTCAACTCTCCCAGCATCCGGGTAATCCTCCGGCTGTACTGCAAAGACAGGATATTAGACCAGCACAGCCGGGCCGGGGCCAATCCCCACGGACCAACCCATTTCAAAAAACGGGAAACCATGTAAGGGAATTCGCCAAACCCGCCCTCTTCCAGAATGTCCTTGTTCCCTTTTTCTATATAAAAGGAAAAATATTCCTTCTCTGTTAATGGATCATAATTTTCCTTTCTTCCTACGGCATGGAGAATGGTAAATTTCTTTTTGATGCGCTCTGTTTCATCCCTGTAGGCATCCTTCATTGGCTGGTTCAGCTTCCCCGCGCCGCCAAGCCAGCGGGCCGCCTGGACGGCATTCCATTCAAACTTGCGTATCAACAAATTCGGCATGCCCTGTTCATCTTCCGCGAACACAAAAGAATCAAAAGGAACATAGGAAAACATCAGCCTGTTTTCATTGCTGATGCCGCCGTAATAACTCCCCGTGCCAAACCCGCATCTGTCCAGCAACGCCTGATGGTTGACCGTATAAAAATTGCTTTCAGCCAATGCCTGATATGTTCTTTCCGCGCAATCTCTCAGCCACTTCTTCACCGGGCCGCTCTTTTGCACCGCTGAACCAAGAGCGGCGGAAGGCTCAAAACTGAACCAGAGCTTTCCGGGATCGCTCAAAAAACTCTGATGCGCCGCCGCAAGCCGTTGATTGGCCCGTACAGCCGTAGAATCATGCAGGTTTTTCAAACCGACGCCCAGAAAGGAAAAACTGCTGGGCAACCCGGTAGGGGAAAAAGGATAAACAAACTTCTTCAATTCTGAGGCCCAGCTTGCCGCATCCTGCTTTTCCCTCTCCAAATTGTTATATAGCGAAATGACTTCTTCCCCGTTCATAACTCACACCCTGAACTGATTAACCCAGCGTCTTCCGGTAACTGGCTCCGGAAGACTGACCAAAAACAGAACTGCCATTCCCTTTTGCCGTGAAAGTTTTATCAAATCCATAACGCTTTCGGGCGCGGGCCTTAACGGTGTTTTCCGCCGTTTCGCTCGTATCAATGATTTCCGGCTCCTTGACCACCTCTTTCTGCTGAGGAATCGGAGCCGCTTTTGGACTAAAAATCTTTCCCATACGCGGCATTATGCAAAAGAAATGCCGCAAAAAGCATCCTGCTGATGATACACCCACCGCAAAATGTCCCACCCTTATCAGGGCATATCCGCAACGCCGGCATCGTAACAGGACGCGGTTCCCAGGCATTCCATGCCGACGATGGAACTTTCAAACCCCTCAATCAAACCGTGGCAGGCGGCCTCAATAAACATCCGGAAAGCGTCTGCAAAATGGGAACAATCATCATGATCAATCTTCCCGTTCTGATCCACATGATAGCTTTCCATGCAATCAAGCAATCCCGGAAGCCCTTCCTCACTGCCGTCTTCAATCCTTTCGCCGCATCGTTCATGCCAGACCGTGGAAGGGAGAAAAGAACGCACTTCACCAATGGATAGCCAGACGCTTCCCGTCTTCGGAACCAGTCTGACATCCCGGCATCCGTTTTCTTCCAAAGTCTGTTGATTCGTCTTTCGGTCATTAGTGGAATGATGCCCGCCGTCATGGGGAAGCAAATGGCGAAACACCTTAAACCCGTGCGTCTGCTCAAAATCCCTGACCCTTGCCAGCATATCCAGCACGCATGACTTCTTGGCCTGAATCCCTCCAATAATGCGGGTTTCCCCTCCCACCTTCTGGAAAAACACCGTTGCCATGTGGTCAGCAACGCCAATATCCCAGGTGCAATAAACAGGAGCATAGGAATGCACCACAAACCGGCACCCAATACGGTTATCGCGGCGCAGCTTCCGGAATTGAGCGCAATAAATAGCATCGTCCCCAATCGCGTCAAAAGCCTCATCCGGCACAGTAGGGTACTCTTCCCCCATGTTAAAATCAGACTGCCCGTTCTTCCATTCCCACCACAACCGCGCGGATTCCGGTACATCCACGCCATAAACCTCTTTCATCCGGTTGAAATATTCAATGGTTTCATCCCTGAATACATACCCTTCCGGCACGTCCAGCTGATAACGGCTTTCTTCGTACCACGGGAAAAAGAAAAACCGCCAATCCACCGGGAGAAGAGGCTTCCCCCGTTTTGACATGGCAGTCTTCATCAAATTGTAATTCACGCCGCTCCTGCCGCCTTCGTGCGTGCTTTCTACAATGATTGTTCCGTTAGTCGGCACGGACTCAAACCCGCCGTTCACCACTTCCCTTGCCCTGTCCGGGAACCGCTTGGCCATTTTGGCCAGTTCGGAAACGTGCATGAACTGTGTTGTCCCTCCGCGAAATGTATTATCCGTATAAATCACAGACCCGTTCCGGAACGCCAGCTTATTAGCTGTAGCTGTCACCGGCACAATAGACCCATCCTTCTTGACCGTTCCCAAACGCCTCTTCTTCTCGCGCATCAGCCACGCAATAATGCGCCGTTCACGCTCAGCGTCTTCCGGCACATAATCCAGATGCTCCCATTGAAACCGCACTCCCAGAAGTTTTTTCTGACCCTCCGGCAGTCGCCAATCAATAATTGCCGCAGTCTTATTCTCATTCCAGAATACAAAATCAGCCATCAACACGCCTACCAGCGTAGAAAGGCCCAACTGGCGAGCCTTCAAAATAGCGTTGCGGCCATGTTGCCTTTCAAGAAACTTCCGCTGTACTTCATTTGGCCGGAAAGGAATAACAATGCCGTCAACATTCTTGATCCAATACAGATGTTCCAGCCGCCAAAGCCGGTTATTCAACCTGCTCTTCCAAAAGTTCAGAACTTCCTGATACTGTTTCTCTCCCCTCTCCATATTCAAACAAATCTTCAAAGAACAGCCCTTGAATGCTCACATCCTGCTTTTCCGGAGCATAATCACCCATCATCTTGTTATCCAAATCAATCGCCTTCATCCGCTCTGCATGGGAGGGAGGCACCTCAAACAAAGATTCATCACCGGAAAACAACGCTTTTCCTCGCGCAATTTCCGCGAGCTTGAGCCTCTTTTCCTTCAGCGTTAGGCAATTTTCATCACAAAGACGCTCACGGATTTTCCTGATTTCTTCCTTGATTCCCGGCTCTTTCATCTTCCGGGAAGCCGCCGCCTGCGCGGATTCATTGCTGGTGCAACAAAACCCGGCCTCAATATAAGCCTGATACGCCATCAATCCGGAGGCCACTTTCTCGCAAAAAATATGGTCACGCTCACTTAACATTTCCTAACAATCAATTACATTACAACAACTTATATCAAATCTTGTAAAGCCTCACTCTTCTTTGGCTTGGTATTCTCTTCTTCTTGCGTCCCCCCGGCATTCCTCAAAGCTTCAACATTCTCTTTCCGGGCAAGGCAAGCCATCAGTCCATCAAACTCTCCGAAACACCGTTGCAAAGTATCAGACCCTTTTTCTGTCAAAGTATAAATATATTCCACCTGACCATGACCGGAAGACCGGTAAGGCCTCAAAACAACATCACCCTGATGCCTCAGGCGTTGGAGAACCTGCCTCGTATATTCCCGGTCAAAACCCGTTTCTAACGCAACCTCCATGCATGTTTGTTCCCGGTCAGCCAAAGCAACCATGACCGTTAATTGACCCTGATTCAGCCCGGATAAATGAACACGCCTGAAAAAACCGCGTAATGCTCGCAACAACATTTCCATGCGGGAACCCCTTAGCACAGGACGGCAAGAAAAAAATAGTCCCCAAATAATGGTTCCAGCTCTGGAATCATTCAAAAAAACAGGAGAGAGAGCATCAAATCCGGTTGGCGCGGGATGAGCCAACCACGTTACAAACGTCTAAAAGCTCTCTTATTGGAAAGAATAAATGGATAAATCCTGATATCGGAGCATGACGAAAATCATAACAATCTCAACGGCAACATACAGCAAAAACACAGCATGAAGAAATCCGTCAGAAACCTTACGGAAATCCATTGGAAAACCGCGCAAAAACTATCGCCGCGCCTTGCCCGCTTCCGTGTCTGCTTGGCGCTCGCAAAGCCCCCTCAGGGGCCTTCACTCCTGCCAACCTGAAAAGGAAAAATATTTTGTCATACTCTTTCTGGAAGCTGATTGGCGGAATTGCAAAGATGCCCTGTTTGACAAAATCTGCGCATCATCGTACCTTCCTGTTCTGCATGCTTCGTTTCATCATCATTTCCCTTGCCTTCCTCTCCCTCCCTTGCGCTGCTGACACGGCCAGAGCGGCTTGGCAGGACGCCATAGGCGAACGCGTGAAGAAGTCCCAGTATTCAGCAGCTTATGAAGCCCCAAGTCATCAGCCAGTAACCCAAACGGATAAAGACGGAGGAGAGAAAAATCTCCACAACATTGGCCCGGACGATGTTGACTGGGACGGCTTTTATATTACCGCCAAGGGGGAAAAAATCTACTGCCCGGAAGCCTTCCGGGAAAAACGCAGACAATACGCCATCAAAAAACAAAAGGAAAGGGATGAGCTTCGCATTGCCAATGAAACTATCGCCATAAAAACAACCTGTATCGTCATTGGCTCCCTAGCCTTGATTTACCTCATTCGCAACTGGTTCAAACTGGAAACGCCGCCATCCCCCGCGCAGCCTCTCCCCCCCGTTATCCCCTCTCCTCAAAATCCCCTGTGGTGGGAAGAACAGAGAAGGAGAGCGGAACAGAAAAGGGAGGAAGAAAAGAAGAAAAAGGAAGCGGAACAGAGAAGAAGAGCAGAACAGGAGCGTCTGGAGAAGGAACAGCTGGAAAGAATCAGAAATCAGGGGAGAAGCCACGAACAGAAGCCAACCATTGGCTCTCCCGCGCCGCAAAAACCAGCCAATCCTGCCCCGGATCCCCCAGACCCAAAAGCAGAACAGGGACTGGCCTATGAACGCTATATAGGCTATCTGATGGAGACAAAGGGGCATATCGTCTTCTACCGCGGCGCCTATGCCGGCGAAAAAGACAAAGGCGTAGATCTCGTGGCCCTGCAAGATACCCAAACCCGCCTCATCCAATGCAAATGCTTCAACGACGAACTCCCAGTTAATCAGGTTGTAAAATACCTTCGCCACATAAAGCATGAATGGGAAAATGCGTTTGACTCCCCCATTCATGGCCTCTCCCACACATGGGAACTCTATTACACCCCCTGGCTCAGCAAAGCCGCATATCAAGCCTGTGGGGATAACCATATCCAACACACTAAGCAGAGCGCCGGTATTGCCCCTCTGGTCAAAGCATTCCTCTTCAAAGAGAAAAAATGCTACATACTGCCTGGCCAACAGTTTTATGACCACCTCGTCAGCTATATAGACCATCATAACTACAAACGCTTTTACAACAAGGAAAACGCGGAAAAGGAAGGGTTTGCCCATCTGCCACTCATTGACGTCGATACCGTCAAACGCATCAATGAGGAGACTATTAATAACTACATTCAAACACACCCATCCACCAAGAAGACGATCAACCGCCCTTGGCTGGACTTTTAAAATCAAAAACATATGAAAAATAATCAGCAAAAAGTGATTTTTTGTTGACGGTGTTAACACCAAATTCTACTCTATGCCTATGCCGAACATGCCAGACCCAGACAAACACCTAGTGGGAATTCGCATGCCGCGCACTCTCCATAAACGGCTACAGAAACTCGCCCAGGAAAGAAAAATTACAGTAAAAAATCTTATTATAGAAATCCTCATTCGTGAGACTATAAACACAATCCTCACCCCGGAAGACTATGAACAAATCGCAGAAGAAACTAGAAAAGCAGCCAAACGAAACAAAAACCGTTAGCATCCGTATGCCCAGAGAACTGCACCATAAAATACTCAATCAAGCTAGACAACAACATCGTTCCGTGTCCGGACAATGCTTATTTTTTATACATAAGGTGTTAACACCAGAAAGGGGAAATCTTGTTCAGGAAAAATAATTTTTTTAATTCACAGGTGTTAACACCTCCATATTATTATGATTCACAAATAAGCTCGCAGTATGAAGTCAATTTTCAGCAATCCCCCTTTGAGTGAGAATGCCAAGGTTGATGAGAAGTTCTCTGCCTCTGTTGGTAATGCTGCATTCAGTTCCAGCCATGGAACGGCTGCAATAGATGAGACCGGCATCTTCAAGCTGTGTAGCAATAACCTCGGCATAGTCCAAATTCCATTGAAGATCTTTCGCGAAATAGTAAAGATCAATAGTCTCACTATATCCAACCATTCTTGGAAGGAGTTGGAGTTGAGGCTCTGTGAGGCGCGCGCTTTTCTGGGAGTGTTGGAGAAGCAATTGTTCCAGTTGGAGCGTAGCTTTCCTGAAATCAGCAAGGAGCTTGCGATGCTTAGGGATGAGGCGGCGCAAATAGGATATGTGGTGGCGGATGCGCAGAAGGAAGTGGAGTTTGCGGCGAAAGACAATCGCAGTGTGACGGCAGAACTTGCCAAGGCGTACAAGCGTTTTCCAGAGCTGCTTTCTGAAAATGGCAATGAGAGCGGTTCCTACGACGACGAGAAGCCCGGAAATGGTATTTCCCACAATGTTAATCCAGTCGAGTCTGGCCCAGTCAAGCCTTGTCAGCAAATCCCACATGCCGAGGAGGGTAACCAATAATCCTGAACCATTCAATTCTAACCGTGACACCGGAAGAACTCAACGCCTTAGCAGACCTCGTCGCAGAAAAACTCTGGGACAGGTTCGCCGTTATTGGCGCGGCCAGCATCTTCCGTTCCACAGCCGCCAACCCTTCCCCTGCCCCGGTGACAACGCCGGATGACTATATTTCTACGGATCAAATCACCCATGAATTCGGGTGTTCCAAGCAATGGCTTTACAACCAGCGCAAACGTCATCCTCAATGTTCCCGCCTTGTTAAAAACAACTCTTACGACCAGCGCGGAAAACGCTTCTGGAGCCGTTCTTACATCAAAAAAATAATCCATGAATCAGAGGAATTATGAATGCAAATCAACGCCTTATCCTCAATCTGGACACCAAATACAGCCGGCACCTGCTTTCCTTGCCGGAAACGGAACTCCGGAAACGTCTTGTTCATACATTGGAGCAACTGACGCACTACGCTTCCCTCGCGGATTCCGAAGTGCATCAGGAAGACCCTGTTTTTGGCAGTATGCTTTTTGCCCATCTGATCAATGTGGGAATTGCACAGCAAACAGACGGCAGTGTTCATCTTACCCAGCGCGGTAAAGACTTGCTGTTTATTCTGGCGTGCTATCTGGACGCTACCATCACGGAATCAGCTATTAACTGACCTTCCCCCTGTGAACTACTCGCCCGTTCAGCATCATCACACCCAGAGCCGGGAATTTAAGTCTGCGCGGCTATCCCAGCGCGGAATCTGGATAACCCTTTTGCAATATTGCACCAGTCAGGAAAATAACGGAATCATTAAAAATTTCGCATCTTGGAAACCTGCTGAAATCCGGAAAACGCTGAACGTAGATCCCGCCACTCTCCGAAAAAAATCCACCCTTTGGAATATGGTCGGGGAAGACCTGCATATTTACGGCTATCCCCACGACAAACAAGCCATTCTCAATAAAAAGCGTCAAACTCTGGCCAACAATACCGGCGTGCAACCTTCCCCCCGTCCGGAAAACAACAGTTCCCCGCCTCACTCCGTGAAATCGGAAAACAAAACGCCACCGCTCGCATTCTGGGCCTTTTTGCGGAACACCTGCGTTATGGATGCTTGGCAAAGCAAAGACCTCAACCAAAAAGAATACGCCGCCGCCATGCAGGCATACCAGCAAACAATCACATGCGGAGACAGGGACTGGCAACTATTAAAAGCTTACTATAACGGCTACTACAAACGCGGCCAGACAAGAGACAGCCACAACAACAAATACTACTGTCCTGCCTCCCGCCTGAAATTCTACGAAGACATCATTGATGTGCTTACCAAGGCGGAATTATGGGCGAAAGACACGCGCTGGAAACCAAAAATTTCCCCGGCTAACGAGCCGCCGCCACAACGTAACCTTGCCATCCCTCCCCCTCAGGAAACGGACGTTCCCGTTACCCCCGAAGAACTTAAACAATTTTTTAACGAAATAAACCCGCACTAAACAACTGGAAAAATGAGATACTACATACACCCCTGTAAACTCCGCTTGAGCCGCCTGTGGATTTTTGACGACGGCGTTAGAAGCTGTTGTCGCGTCGCTGTCAAATTTGGCATCCGAAAACGGCATGCTGTCAAAGGAACCTCCGTCACCATGTCCCCCGGAGAAGCCAGACAGGAATTAAATTCTATGGAAAAAGCCCTGTTTCAGGGAGGTTACTGGCCGCTCTGGTTCTGGATATTGTGCTGTAGTGTTTACGTCCTCACGGCGATACAATTTTTATCATTCATTTTCAACATTTAATGCCATATGCAATGAACATTTTTCAAGCCTACTTAACCATCACAAGAAATATCAATACCAACCCTATTCTTACCCACGGAGAAACTATTACGCTGTCTGCTATAGCTATTGGAGTAAACACCACCCAGCAAATAGCGAATTCTTTGCACCTGAATTTTAAGAGCATTCAAAGGAATATTTCTAATCTTCTTAAAAAAAATCTCATTATCAGCCACAGAAAAACTATCTGGCCATACAACACTCACTACACCCTCACCCCCTCCGGAGAAACCACTATTACAGCCATTATGAATTATAAAACAAAACCACAACTTTCTAACCATGAATAACAATGTGAAAGAACGGCCCATTCTGTTCAGCGAGGACATGATCAGGGCGTTACTACAGGAATACAGCATGCCCGGCCAGTACAAGAATCAGACGCGCCGCACGCGCGGCCTGAACCGGTTTAATAATTTCCCGGAGCACCTGAAAGAAAGAGGCTGGGAGATTCAGGAGTTCCTTGAAGTTGAACCCGGCTTATGGCTTGCCGTCTCTAAAGACGATGAAGGAGATTTCCCGGATGATGATTTTAATCCGTGGGTAAGATGCCCCTACGGAAAAGCGGGTGATCGATTGTGGGTGAGGGAAACCATTTTTTTACCAATGAAATCTCCCAAAAGATGGAAGTCAAAGGTTGCCCTCAAGTGTTCCATTCCGTCGATTCACATGCCGCGTTGGGCCGCCCGAATTTTATTGGAAATTATAGAAGTAAGAATTGAGCGGCTGTTAGACATTACACCGCAGGATGCCCAAATGGAGGGCATTGAAAGCGTCTGGCACGACGAAATAACTGATGCCCACTTATGGAAGGATTATTCAGGGAAATCCAATGGGCACATTTTTGCCCGGATGTCTTACTTTTCCCTATGGGATAAATTAAAGGGAGCCGGATCTGCCCATTTGAATCCGTGGGTATGGGTTATTAAGTTCAAGGTTTTAACGATTAACGGAGATATTAAATGAAAAATATTAAATGCCCGCTGTGCGGAACACTCTTGCAATTTTTCTACGAACTTAAATTTGGAGAGCTGGGCCGTGTTGGATGCTCATCCTGCGAATGGGTAACTTTTTTAGCGTCGTCGCATCAAGCTTGGAAAGCCGCCGAAGAATTCGTTTCCAAATTCCCGCCTTTCCTAAGGATACATCAGGGAGACAATCTCAAACTCGATTTTAACGACGATATTTTAACCGTCATTGGCAAAGATACCGACCGCTGTAAAATCTATCTTGAGGATTGCAATGGAAATACAGAGATAGCCACGCCGGATGACGTGGAACAATGGCCGTGGGAGCTTGATCAGAAAGGAGGACGGAAATGATTAACATCCTCTTATCCGTCAGGCGGCCTTTCTCCGGTTTTATCATGGACGGGGAAAAGAAATGGGAGTTGCGGAAAAACGTACCGCGCTTAAAAAAAGGCGACTCCGTAACACTGTGGCTTTACGAATCCGGGAAAGACGGGATGCGGGCCATCATCGGCAAGTGCCGTTTAGTTGTCACTGCTTCACTTTATTTATATCCTCCAAAGGGGATTTTAGAATTGGCCATTAAGAATGCTTGCGTGACGGAAGAGCACCTGCGGAATTACCTGCCTTGCTATGTCTGGGGCGTCCAGGACCCCGTGAGGATGCCGACCGCAGTGCCGCTGTCTGACATTGGGCTGACCCGTCCGCCGCAGTCTTGGAAGTACCTTACTGACGAGCAAGCAGACATCTTAGAAAGGAGGCTCGCATGAAACTGACGCCTGAACAGAAAACTTTTTACCAACTGAAAAGGGCCAGACGGCGGGTCATACGCCAGAACAGTGGGTTCAAAAACGCCGTCGGGTACAGTTACCGGGGGAGGGTCTGGTGGATTCCGCGGAAATGTTTAGTCAAAGGTATATTCATGCGTAAGGCCTTTAATTTTTTTTTAGATAAAATAATGGAACATAAACAGAAAGAGAACGAAGATGATAATTGTTGATTTATTCGATATTTTAATATTTTCAGTTTTAATCATACTTTCGATTATTTATATCATCCAATATATTATATTCAAAATAAAAGAAAAATGAAACTGACGCCTGAACAGAAAGCTTTTATTGAGTATGGAAAAGCGATTGCGACCCTTAAATACAGGATTGAGCGCATCCGTTTTACCGCCCGAATGTTGTTCAAGAAGGAATACCGGGAACTTTCGCTCCGGTTCCGCGGAGGCCTGAGGGACGAATTTCAACTGTACTACGCTATCGGCGACGTCCGCCGGAAGCGGGCCGCATGCCGGGTGTGGGTGCATCCTATGCGAAGGAGATGCTCGAACTGTAAACATGAGCTAATGCAGTACAAGTTCTGCGCAGCCTGCGTCCATGAAGGATGGCCTGTTTACTGGGAGCCGAGAAAGGAGGGAGAGTGAATGAGCTACATCTTTTCGCGGGCGCTGGTGGAGGCATACTTGGAAGCGAGCTGCTCGGATTCCGCACCGTTTGCGCTGTCGAACTTGAACCCTATCCCGCAAGCGTACTGCTCGCCCGACAGAATGACGGCTTACTCCCGCCTTTCCCGGTTTGGGATGACGTACGCACCTTTGACGGACGACCGTGGCGCGGCCTTGTTGACGTGGTATCTGGAGGCTTCCCGTGCCAGGACATTTCAGCCGCAGGAAAAGGCGCCGGCATTGACGGCGCCCGCTCCGGCCTCTGGCGGGAAATGCACCGCATTATCAATGAGGTACGACCGGAATTCGCATTCCTGGAAAACTCACCTTTGCTTGTGGGACGAGGACTTGCCAGAGTCCTCGGTGATCTTGCCGAAATCGGGTACGATGCGGAATGGCTTGTGCTGGGAGCGGACGATGTGGGAGCCCCGCACGTCAGAAAGCGCATCTGGATACTTGCACATGATCCCCACGCCAACGGCTTGCAACGCCCCCAACAAGGGGAGCCATTCACGGGGCCCCAAGAGCTTGATGGATGTAGCGACAACAGGCTGGATGCCGGGGATGATGTGGCCGCCCGCGACAACGAAAGATCTCGACGGAGGGTCGAATTCCCGGCATGCCGCCCGGAGCCGTGGAATGTGGCCAACGCACCGTGCGGGGAAGTCCAGCGGGGAAAACCCGGAGTCATGGCTGGCCCGATATGCAGCCGGAAAAGTCTCAACTCCGCCGCTGGGGCTGGCCGTGAAATTCCCAAGCCCCCTTGCCTCGGATTACAAGAGACGTGGCCCGAAAAGCAGTCAGCAGGGATTACCCGAATTTGTCCGGATGTTTCCTACTCCAACCGCCAGTTGCGGCGGCAAGGAAAGCAACCGGGCAACAGGGAAGAAATTGATAACTGTGGTTTCACAGTTTCCAACGCCCCGCACCAAGGGGATGTGCGGAGGAAGTGGGGCTTTTCAGAAAATGAAAGCCCTGGAAACTCAAGGCATCATCAGCAGCGAGGAACGCAGGCAAATGACTGCGGGGAGTGGTGGTCAGCTGAACCCGACGTGGGTCGAGTGGCTCATGGGGTGGCCGCTAGAGTGGACCGCCTTAAAGCCCTTGGCAACGGGCAAGTTCCTGCAGTGGCGGCAACTGCATTCCGGGTTTTGCTTGGCAGATTCCAAGAAGGAAAGGAGGGAGAGTGAAGCCTGTGCTTGACGCCTGCTGCGGCTCCCGCATGTTCTGGTTTAACCGCCGCCATCCTGACGTGGTGTTCATGGACCGCCGGGAGGAATCTCATACTCTTTGCGATGGGCGCGCCTTGGAAATTAAGCCGGATGTGGTCGGAGATTTCCGGAAGATGCCTTTCAGTGATGGGGCATTTCGTCTTGTCGTGTTCGATCCTCCGCACTTGATTCACGCCGGGGAATCGTCGTGGCTGGCCAAGAAGTACGGCAAGCTGAACGGGGAGACCTGGAAGGAGGATTTGAAAGACGGTTTCCGCGAATGTTTCCGAGTATTGGAACCGGGCGGCGTTCTTGTGTTCAAGTGGTGCGAGGATCAGGTTTCAACCTCAGAAGTGCTGAAACTGGCCAGCCAGGAGCCTTTGTTCGGGCACCGCCGCGGAAAGACTATTTTCCTCGTCTTCATGAAATCTACTCTCCCCCCCAACTGACTGGAAGTAAGGAACATAGTAACCAACAAAAAATTGCTGACATAAATACCGAATATATGATACAGTAGCTTGAATGGTACAAGAAAGAAGCAGGAAACAGGAAAGATCGGAATAACAAAATTTTAAATTTTAACAAGACTTAAATCTGTCTCTTATACACATCTCCGAGCCCACGAGACCCTAAGACAT